AGGTGGTGGTGGTGATTTAAATACGCCTCCCATACTATTCTCCTAATAAAGTTTTTCTTCCCACTTCTGCTTCTTCCTCAACTCCAAGTGGTCCAGTTAATATTGTTGATTTTCTTCCTTTTCTTCTTCGTTCTACTCCTGCTTGTTCAGATGCAATTCTTTCTTTTTCTTCAGCGGAAAGTTCTGCTGATGGTGGCTCTGGTGCGGGTTGCACTGGAGGTAGCGGTGGCATTTTAGGTGAAAATAATGATCCCATAATTTATAATATATTGTAACTATTATCTGCTACACTTTGAGGTGCAACTTGTCTAGTGTTAAGTTCTTGTAGTCCTACAGCAAGATACCTCATAGCATCACACGCATGACTACTCCAATCGTGTACAGGCTTTGATCTAAACATTCTGTTTTTATCAATATACTTCCTGTGATAATGTCTTAACGCATCTATGAGTTTTTTGCAATGATCTACATCTATCCAGCATCTAGGCAACAACATACTGGTTGCGTGTATCCCATCTTCTAGTGGAATTTTTGGAACGACTTTAAATCGTATTCCTAATTGATAGGCGACCTCTCTACGAGTTTTACCATTACCAAAATCAGTAACTTCTATATCATGCGGAGCATAATGATTTTCGTATACATAATCCTTTTCTTTCATATACTGAATGTAATGAGGTAAACCCTGACCACGTTCCTCATAGTAATCTATGATGTTTATTGATCTACCTAACTGCTGATAAAATATAATTGCAGTATGATCTGAAACTCCTAGATCCATACTGGTGTGTACTGGCAAGGAAGGATCGTAAGGTACACGAGCAATCTGGCGTTTGTTTTCCATCTCTGCGATTTGTGTTCCGTAGATCGCACCCTCAATGTTTGCAATCCAATCACACTCAAACTCTTGCTTGAACTTGTTATCTCCCATCACTTGTTTAGCCTTATCTAATTCATCTGGGTCTACGATATTTGTATCTGATGCTTTTGCTTTATACTGAAACCAATCCTCTGCACTTTGTGCGTGAAGATAAAGCTCATAGAAGTTATTATTCATTCCTTGGGGTGTACCAATAAACACACAGTAACCTTTTCTGTCGGATAGTGCGGGTCTTATAATCTCTGGAAACAATCGTTCATTAACATTAGCATATTCATCAATCACACAACCATCAAGATAGATTCCTCTCAACCCATCACAGTTTTCTGATCCTAGTAATGTAATCCTTGAACCATTAGGTAAATCTGCACGTAGCTCTGTTTCGTTAAACTTTGTACCTACAATCTTTTCACAAAACTGTTTCATGTAATCCCATGCAATAGATTTTGCTTGTTTAAAGGTTGGAGCAATATAAGCAAACCTTGGGTTCTTCTCTTTAGAGGTCATGGCGGATCTAATGAGATGATTAATCATACAGACTGTTTTGCCAAATCTTCTATGACAAACAAGCACTGACCATCTATATTGATCTATCTTATGATGAATATACTTCTGGTGTTTTCTGGGGGTGTATTCTATTTTAATCTGCATTAGTGCATCGTGCTTGATATAGGTTCTTGATCTGGGTTATATTCAAATTCTAGACTTGCCATAATCCAATCCATGTAAAGCATAGACGCAAATCTATTAGGTAGACCAGTAATCTTTATCACCACATTGTTTGTTTTAGGGTCTACATAAACAATTGATTTAACATCTTTAGTATCAAACTCACTCATCCTATACCAGATATAGTATTTAGGTAGGCTTGGCAAAGAGGAAAAGGTGTGGGTTGTTTTAGCGGGGTGGGGTAAGTGTGTCTGGCTAAAGGTGTCCTACAGTCCCATGAATATATATATAATAAAGTGCGATGACTTTTTGGTGTATACCCTATGTTAGTTTTGCAAAAATGTAGCTGTCATATATTATATATAGACGTGATAATAGAAAGTTATAGGAAAATATATTAATTTATTCTTTTATATTGGTTGCCGTTGCTCTTGTTGTGAGAGTTGGCGGTGGCTCGCTGAATAAAAAAATTACAACTTTATTACACCAATAAACTTTTTTAATTCTATGTATTGACTATTGTCTCAATAATGATATAACTACATTAAACAACTAACAAAAGGAAATAAAATGTCTGAAATATCTGTATTAATTATTTTACTTTCAATGGGTTTGTCTATTGTCTGTATGGGTGTAGTTCTCGCTATTGCTTCAATAGATGAGTGCGATTATAGGAATGATTTATATAAACAACAAAGAAGGGAGAAAACAAATGCTAACAAAAAAACATTTTAAAAAAATTGCTGAGATAATTGGAAATAATAGAAGCTCTAATTTCAGTAATCCATTAAGTCAAAAAATAGATTTAGTAGATAAACTTTCAAATTTATTTTTAGAACTTAATAAAAATTTTGATAGAGAAAAATTTACAGAAGCCTGTTTAAAAGAATTAAAATTTAAATAAATATCCTTTTAACCCCTGATAATTAATTTTGTCAGGGGTTTTTTTATGGGTTGACAAATCATATTATATATTGTATTGATATGTTTAAACAACAAAAGGAAAATAAAATGAAAACAGAAACTATAATATACAAAATGTTAACAGAAAACACTGGCGTTCACTTGTGTGATAGCGGTGGAGATAATGATAGACACTGGCAAAGAAATCAAAAAAAATCTATCAAAGATTTCAGGAATGAGTCATATACCTCAAATGATGATGGCTTTATTACTAAGTCATTATTCCATCATTTAAATGAAAGTTTGGAATATCTACCAAGTGAGACAAACATGTTTAATGCTTGGATAAAAGCTGACAAATATGACTGGGTAAAAAATCCAGATGGTAGATGTCATATTATAAATGATGTGCAAAATTTTATGGATACCTACATATATCCAGAAACAGAAAGTCAATGCACATATACATATAATTTTGAAAACTGTTTATCTCAAGATATTCAATACATTTCAAGTGGTGATTTATATGAAAATAATATAATCGCTCTTTGTATTCATAATGGATGTGATGCTAGAGGTGGAATGACTGACTACAAATTTTTCAAAGTAGATGTAGATAGTTTTTATAACTGGGATGACGAAATTTATAAAGAAGATGAAGTGGCATAAATGAAACTATATCAAGGTAAAAACAAAGACTTTAATATCATTAGATATTTAGGTTTACAGCATGGGATAATTGTCAGCAAAAAGACGACAATTAAACAGATAATAGAGTTAATAAAACAAAGAAAGGTAAATTAATTATGTTTTACGAAACAGTAAAAGAATACAAGCCAGTAAGATATAAGGGTTATGATATATTTTTAGAATTGAAAATAAATAATATGATGATTGCTACTTGTTTACACGACAATGGAAGTAATTTTACAGAAAAATTTATGGATTATTCTAAAAAAGAAGTAATCAATATATTAAAAAATAAAATAAAAAACTAATTAATGACACAACAATTAAAAGCTAAAACAATTCTTAATTGGTGGAACTCTGAAGGTATTATGCGAATACGATTAGAAAGGTATTTGAAAAAAAATAATATATCTTTACATCAATATATTAATTTGATATGCTTTAATAAACAACAGAAAGGAAAGTAAAACAATGAGCCAAGAACTAAAAACAAAAGCACTCAATAATAGATTTAATGAGTGGTTAAAAAAATGTCCAGTTGAATATAAAGAAACAAAACATCCTAGTGAGGGATTAGTTTCTTTTAACTTTGATATGGATAAATATAGAGACGTAAGTAAATATAATACAATAGAAGCGTCTGGTCATTATCTTACCGAGTATCTTCCAGAAGATTATGAAAATTGGGATGATGAAAAATTATATAAATTCTGTGAAGATCATGCTCATTACCTTTACGAGGGTATGGATGGTGAATCATTATTTGATGAGATTAACAGATAAACAACAGAAAGGAAAACAATGGATAAACAATTTATGAATAAACTAAAAGGTTTAGTTGGACAAACTATTGTTAAAATTGAATATTTGAGTCCAAAGGATTCTAAAAAATTCTATGGTTGGAATTATCAACCTTGCGAAATTCATTTAAGTAATGGAGTAATATTGACTCCAAGTTGTGATGATGAGGGTAATAATGCAGGAGCAATTTTCACCAACATAGATGGACTTGCAACTATTCCTGTTGAAAGAAATTTACTTAAACAAAAAGCAAACAACAGAAAGGAACGATAATGAATAAGGAAAATAAATTAACAGAGCATGAATTAATCAAAAGACTTGATAACGAGTTTTATGATTTAGATTTTGAGATAACGAATTGTGCAACAAAAGGTATTGTTGCTAAAGTTTATTTTTATGAAAAAAAACTAGATCAAGAGGTGGCGTAAATGAATGATGTAAGTGTAATGAATGAAGAATTCCATGAATGGTTAGACCAATGTCCTGTACAATGGTTTAGAATACAAAATGGAAAACATTATAATGCAGATAAATCGTATTATGAAGGAGCATCTTATATGTTTCTTAAAGATGATGAGGATGATGAGGATGATGAGGAGAATATATGACAGTAGCATTTGTATTAGGTGTAATATTTTTTTTCATAGGTTGCATTATTTTAATGGGTCTATGGTTAGCAAATAGGTAAACAACAGAAAGGAAAGTAAATGAATATATTTTTATCACATTATAAAAAACGAGACGGAGCAATTTACAAAGATCTCGCTAGTTTAAACCATAATGAAAGAATAAAAATGTTAAATGGTTTTATTGATAATGCTTTCAAAATGTTAAGACGTGACGCTAAACAATACGCATTTGAATTAAAATCTATTATATTTTTTCAGAAGTTAATTAAATTTTGTGAGAAAATAAAAGAGAAAGAGGTAGCGTAATGGAAGATAAAAAAAATGAATGGGAGTGGGAAAGTCTTAAAATTAATATCAAAGACCCACAAGGGAAAATTCACATTTTAAATAGTTTGAACATAGGAGACTTTTGTTTGAATGCTTTATTTGATGAAATAAAAATATATGTAGAAGAAAGAAAGGGAATTTTAAAATAAATTAATTTTTAGGGGGTTGTTCTATCTCGTCAACAATCCCCTCAATCTCCTTAATCTGACTACCATCCGACCAAGAAATATTGAGTGATGTATCTTGCTTAATATTCTGGACTTTATTATCTGAATAAATATCTGTAACCTTACCAGCAATCCACTTCAGAAATGATTGCTTGTCCCTTAAAAATAAAATGAGTGATTGATCTGGTACTTTATCACTATCATATATTCGGAGCATCTTATCAACTAAAGTTTGAATACCATGTTTTCTAGCTTCAGTTATTCTCTCTTCAAGTTCAGGATTTTTTTTTAAGTATGCGTAAAACTTCATCAAGCTGAACGGATACTGCTTGTCCTCTAAAATCTCTACTAAAGTCAGTCCGTCTGTTAGTCTCTCGCAAATAGTATCGGCTTGGTTGATTGTTATCAATTCTTGGTTTGACTTTTTCTTTGTAATATTTTTCGAGTTCATCATCAGTAAACTTTTGAAATTGTTTAAGTCCCTTTAATTTTCGTATACGTGCTATATCAGAATAGTTATGTTTGTTAAATGCAAATCTGTTTTGTCCACCATGATACTTACAAAGATATAATCCTGTCGCTGTTCTATACCCTTTACACCCACAAGGTTTACCTGTCTGCCTAGACTTTCCTTGGCACAGAATTTTCTGCATTGGCTTTGCGACCACGTTGTTACTTCTCCCATGGTTTGATATTGTTACGAATATTATATTGCTTCTTAATATGATACTGGGGGTTCTTTTCCTTGGCTAGTTTTTTCAACACCGCACCCGTATTCAATTCCACTTTGGGTTTATCATTCTCCTTTTTCAAAGCGATAGCTTTCTTAATATAATAAGGATTGTATTTTAAATTAGCTTGTAAGTCAGCAAGGGGGAGTACGCTTAAAGCATCTATCTTATAAGACAAATCTCTATCTGATTTTAGTATATTGTATAATGTAATATATTGTTCTTCTAATGTCTGTATATTTGACACATAGTTTGTGTCTATTTTATACATAGATGTGTCAGATTTATACATACCAGTCTTTTCAGGCACTAAAAACTTAGCATTTATACAATATGTTTTTCCAGATCTACCCTTATACATTTTAAGTATATTAAGCTTGGCAAGGGTCAACAAAGATCTATGTATGGTGGAACGAGATAGTCCCGTGTCCTTGGCGATTGTGCTGTGTCGCAACCCACACTCATAATTATTTTTTCTCCATGCATATTTCATTATAGACATATACACCGATAGACAGTTTGCCTTTGCCGAACCTGATACTTTATCCAAATGATGATACAGCTTATATGTTGTAAGTAAGAACGATCTATTCGCCACAATCTTGACTACCTTTTGCCATGTTTACAGTAGGGTTGATGCTGTCTTTGTAATTTACGCAAATAAGATATCCAAACATACTCAGAAACACTCCTTAAACGGCTTTTAAAGGGTGCTACTTGCCTGATTTTATAAAATAGGCTACTGCCTAACCCTTTTTGATAGAACACTAAAAAAGCAGGTATATTTAAGCCATTGGCAACGTGTTCTGTGACAGTGGTATACTTAACATAATTACCCGTATCATAGACAGTCTCAACACACGCTAAAGGTTTCCAACATCCTTTATTTAAACACACTTCAAGTGAATCCAAATCAATCATTGCAATACCATCAAAGTCTCGATGTCGTTTAGAATATAAATCTTTATGAAAATGTTTTGCGTATCGCATAGTCTCTTATGTTCCTTTGGTATTGGAGATCATGGATTTCTTTTTGTAATTCTAATTTTTCTTCTTGTAATTGTGATATGATAACTTTTAAGTTAGCATTCTCTTCATTCATAATCTCTAATGTTTTATTATATTGTTCTAGCTGAATACTTAGATCATCAATCTGTCTTGTCAAATCTAATTCTCCTCTATCATCAGTCATAGTTTTGTAATTTTTCGTATGCACCCTGTAGGAATTGCTGTAATAAATCCATACTCCACTGCACCATCATCGTGCAAGTTATAAGAAGAGTAAGTAATAACACGATCATCGCTTTCACTATAGATAAAACACAAGTCAATACATTTTGCGGGTTCATGTTTTTTAATATCCTCTTCGCTGTGCCAACCCCCGTCTGTAGCGTTGATGTCAAACCATTCAATAATAACTGGAGTCGGGTTAAATCTTTCATTAAACATTATCACCTTTCTTTCTTGCGTGTTCTCTGACTAGATCTTGAATTTTAACTTTACCCTTGGTGATCTCTTCAATCTTAATCATCATGTTACTACTAGGCAAAGTCCAGTATTTAGGATCACCTGTTAAACACCATCGTTGGGTCATACAACCTGGGTTTAAAGTTCTCATACCAAGATCTTCTTGACCAAAACGATAATATGATTTTTTGGCTATCTCTTTTCTGTATTGTTCTAACGTCATTATTATTCCTTTAGTTGTGTATAATTATTTGATATATATCAAAATAGTATTGACTTCAAGCATTAATTAAATTATACACTGTGGGAAAACAACTATGAATGAAGCACTAGCAAACAAGATACGACAAGCCATGAATGGTGGATTGGGTTACGATCATTTATCTCCATCATCTCTAGGTATTCCTTTGCCAAAATTTTTTATTAACTATCTTATGTTTACTCAAGAACAAAGACGATTGCAGTTATCAGGTTACAAAGCACACTTTGGTAATGCGTGTAACAATCCAGTGCAAAGACATTTATGTAAATATATTTTTGATGCAGGTAAAAAGATAACACCATCATCAAAAAAACTAAAAGATAATATACTAAGAGAGATTGAAATTATAGATAAAATAGAGCCAAGAGATGAACGAGATGCACGATGTAGAAAAGAAATGAAGCAACACATAGAACCTACAGCAAATCAAATTGTAAAAGCAGTTAAAGAAATTTTCAGTAAACAAGAGCTTGTGGCAGAACGATATGTTTATGACACACCCAAAGGTTTGGTCTTGGATATTCTTGGCAGAATAGATTATGAAAGTGAAAATATTATCATGGAACTTAAAACGAAACCGCCTAATTTTAGACAGACAAAAAATGGTTTATCATGTTACAAACAAAAGTTGCCAGACGAACCAGATGAAGCACACTTAAAACAATTAGCATTCTATTGGCAGTGTACACAAAAGACACCTTACCTTGTTTATGTAAACCATGAAGAGTATAAAATATTCAAACCAGAAATACCTGAACTAAAATATTATTACGATCAGATGATTAACAAAGCATTCATTATACAAAACCTGTTAGAAATAACAGAAGCAGATATGAATAAGATTAGCCAGTTGGTTGAACCACCTGACTTCAAAAGCTTCTATTACTCGGACATTACTCCGAGCCAGTTAGAAGAAATAAAAAAAGTGTGGAGGATGTAGGGTGTTTTTATATATCCTTTTTTGTTTACGTTCTATGTTCTCCACTCCAAAACAACATGGATGAACGAACCATAAGGAGGGTTATGCACCAGAGAAGAAAGGATGAACACAGCGTAGATGTGTTTGAATTAAAACATGAACTAATAAGACAAACTAAACTGACAAAGTTTTTTAGAATAGTGAACTGGACTTTAATGGGTCTGATGTTAGCAACCTTTGTCACTATCTTAGTCGTGTTAGAAAACCAAAGAGTAACAGTAGGAGAAAAAGCATTAACAATACTACAAGAGAAAGGAGTAGTTGAAAATGAGAGATAAAATAAAACAAGTGATGGCTTTATGCAGAGACGATGGAATGTATGTGAACAAAAATGGTCAGCATACAGTATCTGCGTGGTCAAAAATTAAATACTTTAGACAAGTCTTTGGATCAGATTATGGTGTGCAATTCAAACTCATGGAACATTCTGATCGTGCTTTGATTATGAAATGTATTATCAGTACCAAAGATCCAGAGTTTATTGTCAGTGAGGGTTTTTCAAAACAATATAGAGACAAACCTGGTTACTTTGATTTAGCAACCAGCTTTAGTTTTTGCAGAGCTTTGACGTACTTAGGGATATTGGATGACGACCTAACCAGCAAAGAAGAATATGATGAGTTGGGTTTAGATATTCGTAAGGAGTCCAAAGACACATCACAGCTTAATGATGATGTGGATGTTGAAGATGTCAAGGATAGTTTTAAAAAAGCAATCCATCTTCCTAGACTAAAATATCTAAAGGATGTCGTATATAAAGATACGATTGACTATCTTCTTAAAAATGAACCACGACTTTATAAAGAGATTACAGATGTTATAGAGACACGTGAGTTCCAATTAGAACAGGAAAATAATTTTACAAATACACCTGTTCATAACAACTAAGGAGAAACATGGCAGATAAAATATATATAAATCTTATGCCTAATCCAAACAAACAAGCAGGAGATAACCTTCCAGCTTTTGTTGCACCAAAGAACCCCAAGTATCCTGATAAAAACTGGACACTGGGAACTCGTATCGGGGAAACGTGGTACAACCAAGCGGCTTTTGAGTCTTCAGACATGGAGACAGGTGAAGCAAATGGTGGAATTGTGGTTATACTCACACCGAATGAAGGTGGTAGTAAAGCTGCGGGTAATACCAGACCTAATTACCAACAAAAGTCTTTTGGAAATAACAACTTTCAAAAGAGAGGAAACTTTGGTAAGGGAAATTATAGATATTAATCTAGTGATATAAATATCTATAATGAAACAGGCGAGAGATTTTAGTCATGGCTTACAAGCCGTTCCTTTCAGACTAAACCTTTCGAAGTTGTTTTGCTCTTGCCTGTTTCGCTAAAACAATATGAACACAATAGATTTAGAAAAAGAAATTAAGAAGAAACTCCGAGATCAAAAAGATAAAGAGTATGGGGATTATAAAGAGAATATGGGATTGATTGCTTTTCTCTGGTCCGTTATATTAAAAGATAAATTAAAATCAGATGTCAAACCTTACGAAGCAGCGAACATGATGGTGATGTTAAAAATGTTAAGAACAACACGAGCTTACAAAGCTGACACTTATTTAGATGCAAGTATTTATTTAGACATGGCAAAAGATTTACATAAAGAGGACTAGACAATATGTCAAAATCATATATAAAAAGAGATAGCGGAGTTTGTAATTTTGTTAGAGAACAAAAATTCATTTCCGTAGAGAATGCTGCTGATAATAAAAATCCTTTATCAGTAGAAGTAAAAGTCAATGAAGTAAAGATTGACTTTACAACAGTAAGGAGAGAAGATGACGAAAGTCAAAAAGGAACTCCAGAAGCTGAGAGACAAGGAACAAAAAAAATATGAGATGGGTCTTGTTTATCAAGCGAAAGCTAGAAAGTATCTTGATGAAGCGAAACAACTTACTTTCAAAGTTCAAAGAGTTCAAGAAGAACTTACCGCATAACTGGTAAGCATATATAAAACAACTAAAAGCTGTGCAAACAGAGAAGGGTTCTATGTCTCAAAATATAAATCAAAATTTATTAGACGAATATAATTATAAAATAAATATATCTGCTTATGAAAACTTGAATGAACGAGAACGAAACATTCATCAGTCCGCATTTATGACGGGATATAAACTAGGTCAAGAACACACCATCAAATCAAAAACAATTACAAAATTTATTTATGTCGCTAAAGGTAAGACACCTAACCAACATACCAGAACCAGTGTTTACAAAACTGCAAACAGACAAGCCGATTATATTTATAACAAGGTGCTTCGTCATTATAACCGAACCCATGAAGAGATTATTTCACCTAGACGTTTGAGAGAATACGCTGAAGTTAGATCTGT